AGCGCGACTGGTGCTGCCACGCTGACCAACGTCAACAGCCCGGCCACGCCAGTCGCGCAGCAGCTCAAATCCGGCGCAGGCAGATTGCTCGGCATCCTCGTGACTAACACCTCTGCCTCAACGCGGTGGCTCAAGATTTTTAATCTAGCTTCCGCCTCGGTCACTCCCGGCACGACGGCGGCAACGACGGAAATCGGCATTGGCGCGGGCCGCACAATTAACTGGTCGCTTGAGGGCGGTGCGGGCTTTGCGACAGGCATCACGATTATGGTCACGGGCGGGCAGGGTCTGACCAACAACACTGGAATCACCCTCGGCGACGTAACCGGCTTTACTTCTCACGCTTAATCAAATGACCGTTTCAAAACTCATTCAGCTTGCACAGCGCCGCATTGCTCGACTGGAGCAAGATCGCGTTAGTGCCGACCTCACCGGAGACACCGACGCGATGGAGCGGATTGATTCCGAAATCGCAGAAACGCAGACAACGCTTAATCAACTGCAAACGCTCTCGGAATAAACGATGCTGCTGACGCTGCTCAGTTTCCAAGGCACGCCGCCACCGCCACCGCCGCCGACACCGGACGAGTCCGACGTGATTATCGGCACCACGAGACAACAGCGCGTCCGAAAAATTGACGAAGAGGACTTGGAGACGCTCGAAATTTTTGCCACCACGCTTTTGATCTACCACCGCAACGGCCAACTCTGACACCATGCAAGACCCACAACAGCAAATCAACAGCCTCATCGAGATGGCCGTCACGCAAAAGGCGGAACTCAAGCAGATCCTCGAATTTTTCCCGATCTTGCGCGACCACTTGTCCGGCGAGATCGAGCGCAGCCTCGAAGAGATCGAACCGGCGATTCGGTCGGAGCTGGAAATCTTTATCGCGGCGCGAGCGACCGACGCACAGACCAAGATCAGCTCGGAGCTTTCTGCGAAGATTGACGCCATTACTCGCAGCCTAGAATCCACGACGGCGGCGCGTTATTCCGTGCTTATGGCCGAGCGCGAGCAGAACGCCACGCTGTTGACGCAAGCCGAGGCACGCATCGCAGAGGCGGCGTCCGCCTTGCCGAGCGCGGTCAAGGGCATCGTGACCGACGAACTCTCACGCTTTCCGCGTGCCGGCGAAATCGACCAACTGCGGAAGGAATTTGCCGAACCTCGCGGGCTGAACCCTCGCGGAAAGTGGACGCCGAACGACACCTATCAAAAACTGGACCTCGTGACGTTCAACGGAGATTCGTTCGTCTCGAACATCAACGACAACCGCGAGCGTCCGGGCCGGAACGCGGAGAACTGGACGCTGAACGCAGCACGTGGAAACAATGGCGGCGGCGGCGGCATTACTACGCTGACCGATCTTCTGCCGATCCCAACGAGCGGGCAAATCCTCGGCAGCGAAGGGCCGAACTACGTGCCGAAGAACTTAGTGGCCGGCAGTAACATCACGATCACCGAGACGCCGACGACGATCACGATTACCGGCGACGAGGGACAAATCGAGTTGCAGGACGGAACCGAGGCAGCGCCGTCCCTCTTCTTCGTCAGCGACACGAACACCGGCATGTATCGCCCGGCAGCGGACACGGTGGGAATCGTCGGCGGCGGCAACGACGTCGTGCGACTGACCGGCGTGGCGAGCGCGACTGATTACATTGAGATTAAGAACGGGACCGGCGTCGGCAACCCGCTCCACGTTCTGGCCGAGGGCGCGAGCACGAATATCGGCGTGCACTTGCAGCCGAAGGGCAGCGGACTTTTCACGATCAGCGACGGCACGGATTTCAACAAGGGAATCCGCTTCCGCAGTTCATCCAGCGCCGCAAGCGCGGTGACGCTGATTGACGCCGTTTCGACAGCCGGCCGCGTCGTCACTCTTCCCGACGCAACCGACACGCTCGTGGGACGTGCGACCACGGACACGCTGACGAACAAGACCCTGACGAGCCCGACGATGACCGCGCCGGTTCTTGGCACACCGTCCAGCGGCACGCTGACGAGCTGCACGGGTCTGCCTCTGACAACGGGCGTGACCGGCACGCTACCAGTCGCCAACGGCGGCACAGGCGTGACCACCTCGACGGGCAGCGGCGCAAACGTGCTTTCTACGTCACCGACGCTCACGACGCCAATCTCGGCGTCTCTCACCTCGCCAGCCGCGTCCAACCTGACCCTAGGCACCGGCAGCTTCGGCACGGCGTTGACGTTCACGAGCGCGACGGGCGCGGCGACGTTTGCGGGCGCGATTGTTGGCCCGTCACACACCGGCCCAGCCACCACCGACCTCACCCTCGCGGGCGGCAGCAGCGGGGCGAGTCTGGTTTTGGGGCAAGGCACTTCCGGCGCAGGAATTCTGAGCGTTACCGGCACCAGCGGAACAGCAGTAAGCGCCCTCGCGCTCCGCACCTCCTTCGCCACGACCAATTCCGCCACGCGGCTCTCGTTTGAGAACGCAACCAACGCCAATCTCGGCGTTGTAGAAGGCGGCACATCCGATGGCGGCACGAGTGGTTACGTCGCGCTTCGCACCCGTAGCGGAGGAAGCACGAATGAAGTTCTGCGAGCCACCGCGCTGCAAAACCTCCTAATCGGCGGCACGACCGACATTTCCGGCACCGGCGGGCTCAAGGTGTTCGGCACCACCGCCAGCACATCCACCACGACCGGAAGTCTAATCAACAGCGGCGGTTTTGGCAATGCGGGGGCGGCGTTTATCGGGGGCGCGGCGACGTTTGCGGCGCGGATTGGCATCAATGGCGCACCCGCGAACTTTGCCGGCGTGAATCTCAGCGGTATCATGCCTAATGTTGCCTTAGATACAAATGGCATAGGCTATTTTTCAAACGGCACATTCCCTGCATCATTTACGGCTGGTGCGCACTCGTTTTACTCACTCCCGGCAAGCACCGCGTCGGCCTATACGGTGACGAATATGACGGGCTTTTACGCCGCTGCCCCGACGAAGGGCGCGGGTTCTACGATCACGAATCTTTACGGAGTTTATGTCGAAGCTCTAACGGCAGGCACCAATAATTGGGCCTTCCGCAGCGTGGGAGCGGGTTTGGTTCAGATTGGCGACACCACCGCCAGCACCTCCACCACGACCGGTGCCTTGCAAGTGGCGGGCGGCGCAGGATTTGGAGGGGCGGGTTATTTTGGAAGCACAGTGTCATTCACCAACCAGCTTGTTGGGAACAGGGCTTCCGGTGGCGACATCGCGGAACTCACGGGCACCTCCATGACAGCGGGTCAAACTATTAACTTTCGGTTCGGCTCTCGACTCACCACCGGTAACTCGGGAAGTTGGAATTTTACCTACCAAGGAGACAACGACAACACCAACTCAATGGGTTTTGGATACTATGGAGTTGCCAACATCCTCACGATGACACGAGCCGGAGCCACGACGTTCAGCGGCTCCGTCCGCTCAACCTCCGCAACGGGCGGCATCGGCTACGCGACCGGCGCGGGCGGCGCAGTCACGCAGATCACGAGCCGCACCACGGGCGTCACGCTCAACACCGTTTCGGGCGCGATCACGCTTTTCACCGCCGCAGGCTCCGCGACTTGGCAGTCCTTCACCGTCACCAATTCCGCCGTGGCCGCGACTGACACGATCATCGTCAACCAGCGCAGCGGGACGGACCTTTACATGATCTCCGTCACCGCCGTGGGCGCGGGCTCCTTCCGCATCAGCTTTGCCACTACGGGCGGCACCACTTCGGAAGCTCCCGTTTTCAACTTCGCAGTAATCAAAGCCGTCTCCTCCTAATTTTTTCCTACCATGAATGACCCAATCGTCACCACCACGCTCCAACGCATCCAGACTGACCCGCAGGGCGAGTCTTCTATCGCTACTGCCTTCTTCGAAAAGAAAACCGTAATCGACGGGCAGGTATTCGTGTCGCCTTGGACAACGGTTACTTGGCCGCTCCTAAGCGACAAAACCGTCACCGTCGGCGGCAAGACTTACAGCTACGCCGAAGTCTCGGCTGCGGTTACGGCCATCGCGCATCAAGAACTTGCCGCTTCCTAACATGAGCACTGAGCAAGCACTCCAAAACCTATACGCAGCCGCTCGCCTTGCACCATTACCCGCCGATCAGCACGATTTGCTACGCAAGTGCGCGGAGCAGCTTGCCGAGGCTTTAAAGCCCAAGGAAACGAAGGTCGAATGAGCGGGACGGCAGACGTTAATTGGCGCAGCTACGTTGGGCCACAGGACAACGGGCTGACGGTTGACTCAGCCGAGTGGCAGGCACCGCTCGACCCCGAGAACTGGGACGACTTGGTGAAGTGCTCCAACTGCACCGGGCTCACGATAAGCGGGCTGACGATTCCAGCGGGCCGCGAGGACTCAATTGATTGCGTGCGCGGCTCCAATTACACGGTGCAGAACTGCACGGTTCACGGCTCGGTTACGATCAAGGGCGCGATCAACGGTCTGACGCTTCACGGCTCCGTCGTGAGCGGAACGATTGAGCTGGGGCAGTATGACAACTATTGGGAGGCGGGCCGCGCTCCGACGCAGAACGTTTCAATACTAGACTGCACCTCACCGGATGGCTCGCCGATTCGCGTCAAAGTCTGGGACGCCGAAGTGCCGTTTGTCCGAAATTCGAACGTGAAAATAACCAAAGTGCCAAAATGGATTTGGTTCCCGTATTTTCTTTTCCGCCGTTTGACGAACGACTTGAGGGTGTAACCATGTTTCCTCTCGCTGAAATTCTAGGCATCGGAACGAAGCTGATCGACAAGCTCATTCCTGACCCCGAAGCAAAGGCCAAGGCGCAGCTAGAACTGGCGACGATGGCGCAGAACGGCGAGCTGGCGAAGATGAACGCCGATCTTGAGGCATACAAGACTGAGCAGAGCAACCTGACCGAAAGGCTCAAAGCGGACATGTCATCGGACTCGTGGATGTCGAAGAACGTCAGGCCGCTAACGCTCGCGGCGATCCTCGTCGGCTATTTCACCTTCGCGATGATGTCAGCCTTCGGGCACAACGCCAACGAGTCGTATGTCGCACTGCTCGGGCAGTGGGGCATGCTCATCATGAGCTTTTACTTTGGCGGCAGGACGCTCGAAAAAATCATGGAGATGCGGAAAAAATGAACCCGACCCACGCCAAAGACCTCGCCACCGCTTCGACTCCCGTCGTCGCCTTCACATCACTTTCGCAGGTCAACGACGTGGCGGCGCTTATCGGGACGTTGCTCGGCATCGCCTTTTTGCTTTGGCGCTGGCATCGCGAGGCGACGAAAGAACCGTGATTTGACGGCCATAGCTTAAGCGATGGAACCCATCATTACATTTGCAGCGTCCGCAGGCGTCATTGACGCACAAGCCGGCATCATTCGCGGCGTCTCGCTGATCACCAAAGGGCCGGCGCTCGGGCACGGCGTGATGATTGACGACCTGACTTTGGAGCAGGTCAAAACCGCCGCAGAGCAATACGCGGGCGGGCTCAAGGTGAAACTGGACCACTCTGGCGGCGCGGGCGATATTGTGGGCTATATCGACGCGCTGAGAATCAGCGGCGAAAAGCTGCTCGGGGATTTGCACTTGCTGCAAAATTCGCCGCATCGCGCTTACATCTTGGAGATCGCCGAGCGGATTCCAGACACGTTCGGGCTCTCAATCGCGTTCTCGGGTCCGTCCGAAAAGAGCGCGGACAAGCTCACGACTTTGCAACGGTGCTCGGAAATTTACTCGGTCGATCTCGTCAGCGAACCCGCTGCGAACCCGAACGGATTTTTTGCGCGCAAACTCAAACAATTTGAGAGCGACGCCAGCGAGTCGCCGGAAGCAGAAATCAAAATCGAAATTCCTATGAACGACGAAATGAAAAAGGCCATCGAAGGCATGATTCAGTCTGCCATGATGGGCATGACGGAAAAAGTCGCGAAGCTCGAAAGTGCTCTCGCTCCCAAAGAAGAGAAACCCGCCGCGATGAGCGCACAGAACGAAGTCGTGCAGCTCGCCGCCAACGCCGCCGCACTCGCAGCGGTCAAAGAATTTGCCAAGTCTTTTGGTGCGCCAGCCGCTCCGATTGCCTCGGCCGAAGCAGTCAAACCAGTCGCAAAGGTCGAGAAGTTCGAGGATGTCGTCGCAGCCAAAGCCACCGAGCTAAAGGGCGACAAATCTTCGGCGATCACCTTCGCGATCAAAAATCATGCCGAACTCTACGCTGCCTATCGCGCACGCGTTCAAGCCGGCGAACTCGTCAAACTCTAATCCAAAACTAAAATGGCAACTTCATTCAATCACACCGGCACTTTCTTGGCGAACTCGGCTATCACCGCGTTTCGTCTCGTGTCGATTTCCAACAACCGAGGCGTCGGTCTTGCAGCCACCGCCTCTCTGCCCGACGGCGTTGCAACGATTGACGCCGCTTCCGGCGATCAAGTCACCGTCGAATTCCTCGGCGGCACCACCATCAAAGCTACCTTGCTCGCCGGTCCCGTGACCGTGGGCGACACGCTTTTCTCAACCGCCAACGGGACCGTCGCCATCACCGGCACGATCACGGTCGGCAAATCTCTCAGCACCGCTTCGGACGCATCTACGATTATCGAGATGCTTCCCAGGAACATCTAATCCTCAAAAATAAATTACCATGTATTCAAATTCCGCAGCCATTTTCCGTGGCGATATCGCTGGCGTAGTTGAGCAGGCAAAAGACTGGGAGGCCGGTCTGATCGGCACCGCCGTCATGCCAATCCTCGACGTGCCAGTCCGCGCCGGCCAATACCCATCGTTCGTTCTCAAAGAGGGCCAACTTCTCAAGAGCGACATGAAGAACCGCGCTCCATACAGCGATTACGCTCGTGGCACCCGCGCCTTCACTCAAGACACCTACACCGCTCTGGAATACGGCTACGAGGAGGCGGTTGACGATACCGTCACCCTCGACGTTGCCCGCTTCTTCGACGCCGAGGTGATGGCCGCCAAGCTCGCCAAGCGCAAACTCTTGCTCGCGCACGAGCTTCGCGTCGCCGCAAAAATCTTCGACAACGCCGCGTTCACCTCGACCAACTCCGGCACCGCCTACACCGTCGCCAATTTGGCCACGTTCGACGTTGGTCAAGACGTGCAGGAAGCTCTCGACCGGATGCTTGCGCGTGGCGAGTCCACGACCAACACCCGCGTCGTCATCCCATACCCAGTATGGACCCGCGTCCGCGCTTCCACGAAATTCCAAAACCGTTTGCGCGGCACCGGTCTTTCGTCCGACACGATCTTGAACGCCAGCACCCAAGCAGCCGCCGAAGTGTTCGGCGTCGCCGAGGTTCTGATCGGTCGCGCCTCCTACGACAGCGCACCCGAGGGCATCGCCTTCTCCGCCGCAAACGTCTGGGCCAACACCTACATTTGGGTCGGCTCGGTCACGCAGGCAGGAGCCGGCTACTTCGGTGGCGGCGCAGGCTTCACGCTCAACTGGTCCGAATACGGTCCAGCCATCGGCGTCTCGACCTACCGCGAAGAGAAGATCAAGTCGAACATCGTTCGCGCCTCGCAATATACCGCCGAGAAGATCGTGAACTCGAACGCTGGTCAGCTTATCGCGACCCAGTATGCCTGATCTTAACTAGGTTTGGAAAAACAGCCTCACGCTTCACGGCGTGGGGCTTTTTGTTTTGACCGGTCCGAGCGATCAGCAAGACCTGACGCACACAACACAACGATTATGATACTTTCGCTTTGCGTAATTACCGGAAACGAGGCGGCACAAATCGGCGCGATGCTCGACAGCTTCGACGGCGTGATTGACGAGGTTTCACTCGTTCGCGCCATCGGCTCGCAGGAACCGGACGCGACCGAGCAAATCGTCCGCGACTGGTGCGCGGCGCACTCGGTCGGATTCATCTTCTCGGAATACAAGAACGGCGCGACGGCGCAGGCGTGGAAGCACGTCGATTCGTTTGCCCAAGCACGCAACCAAGCGTTCGCGCAGGCGTGCGGCGACTGGCTTATCTGGGCCGACTGCGACGACGTGATTGCGGACGCCGAAAAGCTAAGGGACCGGCTCGCGGAGCTATCCGACGACGTGCTTATGGTCCGTTGTCCTTACGACGTGCGCGGGACGGGCAAGAAGCTCCACCGCGAACGCATCGTTCGGCGTAGCGCATTTGCAAGCGGGCGCATCTGGCACCACGACGTGCACGAAAACTTGCTCCTGCTTCCGAACGACCGGCATTTTGACTGGGCGACGCCGGTTTGGCATCATCAGCCGATTGCGATCAAGCAGGACAACCGCAAGCGCAACCTCGCGATTCTCGGGCGCAGCGTGGCGGAGTCCGCCACCCAGTATTTCTATATTCACCAAGAGCATTACTGCGCCGGCAACAAGACCGCAGCCGAGCAGTTCGGACGCATCGCGCTCAGCTTCCCGAACCTTGACGACAGCTTTCGCTACGAGGTCGGTCTGAACCTTGCGCGGCTCGTCGCTTCCCGGCGCGAGGCGATGCAGTTCGCAATGTCGGCGCACGGTGTTTTTCCTTGGTGCCGCGAGGCCATCGCGTCGATTATCCTCTTGGCGTTCGAGCGCAACGACGGCAAGCGGGCGAGCTTTTGGGCGTCGCGGATGCTGAGCCTTCCCGAGCCTACCGAGAAGGACCGGCCGTGGACTCATGAGGTCAAGTGGTATGGCTGGGCCGGGCACGATCTCGCGGCGCGGGCCTACCGCCTCGCCGGCCAACTGGACGACGCGGCGGCGTTGCAGCTCGTGTTTCACAAGCACGCTCAGCCGAAGATTCGGCTGACGCAAAAGACGCTGGGGAACTCGACCAAATCAGTTGCGTTCCGCGACGCTTGGCTCTCGACGGCGGCGCAGCCGGAGCGGATCGAGCATCGTTTCCTCGTGCGTGCCGACGACGCCGAGACGATGGGGATGGCGAAGCAATTTTTGCACGACGTAGGCGAGCCGAGCGCAGCCGAGCCGGGCGTGATTCAGCTTAACGCTGACGACGGCATGGTTCCGCCTCACAACTGGGATGAACGAATCTTGGCGAGCGGCTGCACGCTGATCGACGCGGAGAACATCGAGCAAATTCTGGGAGCGAAAAAAGCATGATTCCCGAACCTGCCATCGTTGTCTGCACGACCAATGCAAGGTGTCTCGACGTGCTCAAGGCGTCGGTCAAAGCCTACGTGCCGCGCAACATTCGCACCTACTATTTTCACGGCGTCGGGAACACGTTCGGCGAGGCTTACAACCACGCGGCGGGGATCGCGTTCAAGGAGCACGACCAGATCGTCGTCTGCAACGATGACATCGTGTTTACGCCGACGACGTGGGAGACCCTGCTTCACGACGCTTACGCGTTGCGCCAGACGTTCGGAAAAATCGGCTACGTCGCAGCACGCTCGGACTACGCACGCGGGACGCAGAACATCCGCTGCGGCACTGGGCGCTTGGACTTCCTGCGGTTCGAGTCAGAGCGCAGCATCATCGAGACGCCGGTCATCGCTCCGATTTGCGCGTGGATTCACAGAGACGCATGGGTGGACTTCCCGCCGATCAATTGGTTCAGCGACGACGTGCAATGCGCGGACATGAAGCGCCGGCACTTTATTTCACGGGCCTACGTGCACCACGTCGGCTCTCAGACGTGCGGTTACGACGCTGCCAAGTGCATGGCCGACGCCGAGCCGTGGCTAAAAGCAAACCGGCCGGCGCTGCACGCGCAGCACTTCGGCACGGTTTGACGATTCGCGCAATTGTATGGCCGCCGTCAGAGACTTTGACCCGACGCAGATCAACTCCGACTTCTCCGCGATCTTGGAGCAGGCCGGCATTTCGTTTACGTATCAGGGCGCGGCGGTGACTGGCGTTTGGTCGGCCTCGCGCAACGCGTTTGCTGAGTTCGAGGACCAACGCAGGGACGATTCGCGCTTCACCGTGTTTCTTCTCACGACGAGCGTGAGCGCCGTGCCGCAGGTCACGCAGACGCTTTCGCGGGCTGGCATTACCTACTACGTTGAGCGCGTGATGCTCGACGCCGAGGGCGCGGGATGTGAACTCGAAGTTCAAAAGTCGATATGATCGAAATCGAAGCTAGTTTCTCGCGGCTAGAATTCCAACTGGCGAAGCTTGCGAACGCGGCGAAAGTGGACCTCGGGCTGGTCATCAAGGAGGAGGCCAAATACGCGATCCAAACCATCGTCAAATTCACGCCACCCAAGAGCAAGCAGCAGGGCGTGAACGCGGTGCGAGCTGACTTTTCAAGACTGGCTGAGCCGCTTGTCTATCAGGACTTGCAAGCCAAGGCGACCAAGGGCGGATTCTATACATCGATGGCGCGTTACGTGCGCAACCGCCAAGTCGAGAAACTGCGGGCGCTTCTGCGCAACCCGAAGCTCTCGCACTATTACGGGATGCGACTTTTGGAGAACGAAGACGCACTTCGCCTTGAACATCGGCGCAAACAAAACGCTCGCGGGAGAATTACCGGCAAGCCGGATCAACTCGCGTTCGGCAGCGACTTCAAAAAATACCGCAACGAGATTGAGGGACGCGTCGGCTGGACGGTCTCGGGCTGGAACTCGTCGGCAAAAGTCGCCGGGGCGCGTTACAAGAAATTCAGCGACAAGCTCAAGCCGCAGGCGAACGGGAACAAGCTGTTTGGCTCGGTGCAATCGAGCTTTGGTCCGCAGCCTTTCATCAAAGCCACGGCGCACAACGTGAAGATTCCAAATTATCAGCGCATGATCGACGGCGCGATCAACTCGCGGATTCAAACGACCGTCAAAAAGATTGAGGCGATACGTGCAAACGCAGCGGTCAATTTGGGTTTCATAAGAGTAAAAGGAATGATGCCACTTAAAACCGCAGCATGAGCACCCGAACAAACATCCGCAACGCCACCGCCAACGCCTTGACCGGCGCTCTCGTCGTTCCGACGGCGAACATTCTACGCGGTCGAAACAACACGATTGCGAGCGTCAG